GTCGTGCCATCCGAGCGAGTCGAAACACCGATGGTGGTGGGGTTAGCACCGTCAGTGGTGTTGTAGTTCGAGTTGGTCTTGAGCCAAGACAAAAGCGAACCCATCTTGCGAGCCGTGGACGAGTTACCTGCGCTACGTCCTTGGTTCGCAGAAATGATCGTTTCCTGATCTCGCTTGAGTTCCTGCGAAGCCTTGGAAAGCTGATAAGCCTTCTCAGCGCGACGGCCTGCAAGGTCAACGGCCATCATGGTTCCCGACACTTGGATCGTCTTGGAAACAATCTGCGTGTAGTTACCGAGACGGGTCGTTGGGCTGATGGTTGCCGCTGTAGCGTCGTCACCTTCAACCTGTGCGTTGTTGGTGGTTGCTGCTGCCAGGGTATCCGTCTGCCACTCGTGATAAACAGCGGTAGCTTTCGTGCGAGCAAGCGACGAAAGGATAGGGGTCTCGGTCGGGCTGATGTTGTAGATAACATCGGTTAGATCTTCACGCTGACCGATAGCGGTGAAGGTCTGGAATGTACCTGAAGGAACAGTCATGATTACTCCAAATTACAAGAATCGTTCAAAAACCCTTGCTGCGTCCTGCCGACTACCTGTCTTTTTAAGACGCGCAAAGTCCTGTTTTGCTGCTTCTGACTGGATGGTCTTACCTGTGGCAGTCCCAGGCTTTAGCAACTTCGGAGCCTCCGTAACCTTTTTGGTTACCCCAGGCTTACTCTGCTGCAACTTCTGATACTGCGCGGCCATCCATAACGTCACAACGGCACGAGAGTCAGTGGCACTTGCAAGTTCCGCATCCGAATATCCTATGGACTTTGCAAACGCCCTTAAATCACTTCGGACTTTCTCACCCTTCTTCGGATCGGCGTAGTCTGGGATTGCACTTGCAACCTTCTGCGCCTCCTCCGCGATACGCCTCTCCATATGAACCTCTTGCTCGGCTTGTTGCTCTCTGGCAATGCGTTGCTGCTCGGCTCTTAACTGCTGGAGTTGCTTCTCTTGGCGAGTCATTTCCGCGACCTTCACCGCATAAGCTATCGGATCGGTCTCTTTCAAACTCTCAATATCCTCACCTTGCATCTGCTGGCTTAGGAATTGATCCATCACCTTTAGTCGCTCGGCGTAGGCATCTCGTGCCTGCTTTGCTTGCTCGACAGCGGCTTTCTCTGCCTCTACTGCTTTACGCTGTTCTGCAAGCGCGTTAGTTTTCTTATGGTAATCAGTGCCTTTTTGGTAGCCTTCGATCAACTCTTGGAGGGTCACCTCGCGCTCTTCACCTGCCGCTTTCACGACAAAACGCTGTTCCTCCTCTTGAGTCTCCTCTACTGCTTCCTCGGACTCAGATTCACTGGCAACAACTTCTTGTTCTTCTGACTGGTCTTGAACTTGCTCCAGAGGAGGTTCGCCGCCACCCATTAAACCCAAGAAGGCATCCGCTGCCTGTCCCACTGTCAAGCTAGTCCCCTGCGGGTTGCTGCTTTCCATAAACTAACCTCTACTTAAAAAGTTTGAATCGTCTCTTGTTCATCTCGCCTTCGGCGGCAACGGACTCAAGACGCGCTTTCACACGACGCACTGCGCTAATCATGAGATACGAGTCCTCACGAAGCTCAATGTCGTCCTGATGACTATTGATAATACGCTCGATGTTGTCTTTTTCCAACTCAGCGAAGATTTCGTTCAGAAACTCATCGCCAAGCAAAGCCTTTGCTCGTTCCCATCGTTGGGTCATAAAAGTCCTTTAGCCTTCTTTTTAGGGATTCGTGACTCGTTCAGAGCCTCTAAGAAATCTTCCCCGTACTTGTTGACAGCCTTCTTGCGAATGACGTATTCGCCTACTTGCAGGCTTGCGTAACCATCGTCAGGGCTGTCAGGCTTTGGCCCAAGCAATCCTTTGACTTTCCCGCCTTTCTCATAAGCAATCTTATCTGGCGTGATCTTCCCGCCCATGTAGCTTGCTTGGCGTATATCATCGCCAGGAAGAGCCTCGCCGCCGTAACTTTGGCCTGTCTGCGCCTCGTAAGCCTTCTGTAGCGCAGCCTTATCAAATATTCCAGGCGTAAACACTGGCTTGGTTCCGGTAGCAACAGGGACACCAAATTCTAATGACTGAGGGAGCAAACGTGTATATCCCGCTGCCCCTGACTTGAACATAAACGGGGCTTGTTCAGTTGGGCCAGCACCGTAAAAGAAGTCATTAGTTGGTGTTGCAAGACTCGTATTCCCACCGCCAACAGTAAACGGCACAAAGTTAGCAGTAGGTATCTGAACGCCACTTAATGCAGTATCAATCACGCTAGCAGGCACATTCTGCGACATCGCGTACTGCCTAATCATCTGCGCCGATACGTTTGGATTGTCCTTAAATAGATTTTGTATGTACGGAATCATTTCTGCGCTTGTATACGCAGATAAAGGCTTTGTGTTGTTTACAGGCTGATTGACTACGGGTTGCTGTACAACCGGAGCCTTTGGAAAATTAAGGCTTGCAACCAATGCAGCCATTTGGCTATCAGGGACACCTTGTTGACCAGCAAACACTCTGAACTCATCTGGCGTTAAATACTTGCCAGCCGCCTGTTGTTGCGAGATCAGGTTCTGAGCAAACGGAACCATCTCGGTAAACGTATAGTCGGCCATCGTTTTGTCTACGATGTTCCCAGAGGCATCTAACTTTTGCCAGGACTGTATGGTTGGAGCAGTCACGGTTGTAGTTCCCTGGTTGACTTGTTGGTTTACGGTCTGGTTTGTTGTCTGATTTTGGTCTATTGGTTGTGAAATGGTATTAACGACATCCGTTACGGTCACAGGCTTGATTGCATCGTCAACCGCTTTCAGCAGATTAGCGTCGGTTACACCCAAAGCCTTGAGTTTGTCGCTTCCAAACTTGTTCGAAACGTACCAATCAAACTGTTGCTGAGGTGTCATCACAAACCACGATGAAGGCAAGTTAATGCCTATGGCTTGCGCGTCTGTGCGTAGCTTTTGCTGCGCGTTTATTGCTGTTTGATAGTTGTTTCTATCGGACTCGCTGTTGAACGGAGTGCCATCTGTTGCCGTGTATACCGGAGGAGGTTGGTAAACAGGTGGTGGCTCGTACGGAGGCTCGTACGGAGGCTCGTAAGACGGTGGCGGTTCTTCTTGCGGTGCTGGAGCAAAAACATCCGACACGGCAGACCTAGCCACATCAGGACTAAAACCTAACATGTTTGTTAGGCCAAAGTACAAAAGGGTGTCTGGGTTTGTGTTGGAGATTAGACCTTGATTGAGAAGATACTGAACGTCTGCGCTGTTAGGGTTTGAGAAGTACTGATCGACAAACGCCCTAAGCTGATCCGTTGTATATCCGTTGTATGTAGCCATGATTTACCCTGGTATCTCGACGTTGCCAGTAATACCCGCGCCAACCTTCATTGCCTTCATCTGCGCTTCTGCCTCAAACTCCATACGCTTGAGTTCTAACTCAGCCAAAGCCTTCTCTCTTGCAAGTTGAATATCGGCCATAGCTTTCTGACGCTTGATCTCGATGTCTGCCTGGGCTTGAGCCATCATCATTTGAATAGCAGGGTCTGGGCCTTGTTGTTGTTGGGGTTGTGCAAGTGCAGCATCGACCTCTGGGCCTACAGGCTTGAAGAACTCTGCTGAATCTGGGAACCCTGCCGCCTCAATCAACTTTCCTAATACTGATCTGTACTGCGAGACACTTACTAAAGGATTGTTCGGGCCGTACGCTTGAATGATCTGCTCTTGCTTGGACAGAACCATTGAGAGCATGGCCATCTTTTGCTCCATGCTCCCCGTACCAAGTCCGACATTCACTGACACATCGTATTGGTTCGACCACTCTCTTGGGTCGTACTGGACGTACTGCCCGCGCATCCGAATCAAAACTGCTTTGTCCTGGTACTTGCATAAGAGGTGTAAGAGTCCTTTGAATAAGTCTTTTACGCCTGTTTCTGCAAAGATCCTAGCGATGAGTTCAATCTTGCCTTGTGAGGCTTGCGTAAGGGCCGCTATGGCCGCAGCAGTCACGTTTTGAAGGATGTTAGGGTCAAGACCCTGAGAGGCTTCTGTAACGCCTGTGCGTTTAGCCTGTACTTGATCGAGGTACTCTAAAAGAGGGAAGGCTTGCTGACCGACAGGAGGTGTCGTAATCGGAACCAGTGCGGCAGGGTTCTTCATCCTCACCACACCTCCAGGTGTAACGCTTAAGAGGTCATCGAGGTTGACCTGACCTTCAACAGCACCCATGCGGGTATTGTTCTGAAGGTACAGGTTATCGAGCATCTGACGGGTTACAGTAGTCTTGATAAGCTGGAGATCAACTGTACGATCAGCAGGGCAATCCCCAAAAAAGCGATGAGGAATCGGAATAGGACAGATGGAGTAAAACGGAACATAATCGGTTTCCTCGTTGCTTAGGATTTCATTCCCAGAAAAATGCACCCGTCTTAGTTCTGCAATCCCATCTCCGTCATAGTCAGTCTTTAGGTAGCACTCAAAAACCTCAACCGTCTGCATGGACTTATCAAGACTCGGCTCCATGTAGGGTTGCTCGTCTCGGTTATATCGAGCGATATATTCGGCACTAAACTCCAGGTCGTTGTAAACCGGAAGGTTCATCACGATCTCTGGATCGAACCCCATCGCCACAAGATCAGACCTCGTGATGAGTTTCCTGTGTGCAACAAAAGGCGTGTCCCTTACGGTCTTTCCTGCCTTGGAGATCAAGAACTCCTCTGGAGGCACGTTCTCGACCTTGATCTTTCCGGCCTTGGTTTTCTTCATGAGTGCGACGTTATGAACACGCATGACTTGACCGTCCATGTCCTGCTCTATCGTCTCCTGCGCTGCGATCTCCATCGTCCCGTCAGACATAAGCATGGCTAGCTCATCGTCTGTCAGATTGGCGTACTGTTCTTTCGTGACAGAAATAGAGTCATCCCAGTAAGCCTTGATAACACCGACCTTCTGCAAGATCGCGTCCTTAAACCAATCGTGCATGATTGAGATGCCTGGGTTCTGCTTCATCAGCACCCAGTTGCAATACTCGGTGGCTTGCATGGCCATAGGTTCATCACCTGGGCCTACAGGCTCGAAAACACCGATCTGGTCAGCAGACGTAAACAAACGCATGAGAGGCGGAAGCATCCCGTCGATAGCCTCTGCAACCTCCCCAGTTACGATCTGGCTGCGACCCTCTACCTCGTTGCCATAGGGATCACGCATGTAGGCCGTAAGCGCGTTTTTCCGCTGCTCGACCGTCTCGGTCTCCAAGAAACCTATCGCGTTATCAATCTCACCTTGGAGAATCGCCTTTAATCGTCCGTCATCCATTTAGACCACCCAAGATACGTTAGGTTTCAGCGGCTTAGACCAACTTGTGTTCTCTGACATGCCAACCGCAAGATACCGAAATGCGTCGCTCGCATGAGATGCCCAGTCATGTAAAGGCTTATCCCAGTAGACTTGACGCTTATCGTCGTATTGTCGCCGATAATTCCTAAGTGCGTCCACTCCGCGCTTAGTCTTGGAGTCAAACCAACAATAAGGGATCAGCCTTCTCACAGCCTGTATCCCATCGTCAACACCCATTCTCGGCACAATCGTGATATTCAGCCCTGCTTCTTGTAGGAGTTCCATCCTCGAGCGACCAGTGCCTAGCTCTCTGACTTGAACATCGTGGGGCAGTAACTGCTCGGCTAACTCATAGTGGTTTGTTCTCAGCCAGTTCACATACCAATCGAGTCCTTGACCGTGGTTCTCCACAAAGTCAATAAGTCGTGTCTCTAGGCCTACTCTTTGACAGACCCAGATCGCAGTGGAATCACCTATACCTAAGTCCCAGGCACAGTAAGTCTTAGCTAAACCATCTACAGGGATGTCGTGGAACCTTTCAGACGGTAGCTCATTGAGAAGTTGCCCGTAGTAGCTACCTTCGATTGCTGAGTCGAAGGAACACTCAAACTCCTGCAGGTACTTGTCGTCTCCCATCTCGGACTTGGCTGCATCGAGTTCAGTCTGAGGGATAAGACCAGTTTCGGATGCTCGGAACTCAAGCAAGGCCCAATCGTTATGCTCTGACGCATGGTCTCTCAGGGTCTTAAAGTGGTTGTTTCCCTTGGGGGTTCCGAGGAATAACGCCCATCCCATCCTGTCTGATAAGGCCGGACGAACCACTTCCGACCAAATTTTAGGGTTCTGATCCCCGAACTCGTCGAATACAACCCCGTCAAAATACTGTCCTCTAAGAGAGTCTGGGTTATCAGACCCCGCAAGTTGGATGCGTCTGCCCCAGAAATCAACCCTAAGTTCTGCAATATTGGCAGTGGCGTTAAGGGGCTCGGTAAACTTGAGGAGGTAGTCCCAGATGACTCGCTTGGTCTGAGAATAAGTGGGCCCGATGAACGCATATCTTGGAGCCTCGCGTTGATTCTCTATCGCGGACTTGATGATGTGGTTAACGGCACTGACCGACTTTCCGCATCTCCGGTGAGCAACAACAACCCCGAATCGCTTGTCTGTAAGCGCATGGTGGATCTGTAGCTGTTGCGCTCGCGGTGCATACGGAATGATTATTCTGGTTGCGCCCATGTCACTTGCAAAGCAACTGGTTGCCCGTCCTGACCTGTTACCTCTGTCCTCGCTAGCTTGGGAATGTGGTACTCAATAGCCCTGAGATAAATATCACAAGCCTTTTCTGGGCTCTTCTGCGCTACTTCGTCTAGCCACATAGCAAAACGAGGTGCGTTTAGTTCCGCCATCTTAGCGATAGCCTCTCTCACCGCAGCAGTGCTCTTGTTAGGCACTCCCTTAGCCCTCCCCATGCCAGCGGCAGGAGGTAGCCTTCTATCAACATCTTGCAATAGTTTGTTGTCCATATGTTGTTACTGTGCAACACCTTGACCAAGTAGCCCCGATCGTCTTAGCTCTTCTTCGTCTATGACTACAGGCCTACCGTTTACTTCCATGATTCTTAGTTTACTTTCTTCGCCTGGGAATACTACAAAGTTACTTGTACCGCCTTTAGTGCGAGATCCTTCGTCTAAATAGCGAACCCCAGGTATTCCAGCCTGTTTTAATTTAGCCTCTGTTTGGCCGCCCTTCCCAAAAACATCAAAAATAGTTTTCCCAGGCATATCCCATATGTTTTTGTAAATGCCTTTAGTCAATCCTCTCCGCTCAAGATCAGCAAAAGTATCGAGAATAGGCCTTCCGTTTTCGTCTATGAACTTCTTAACTTCTTTCGATTGCTGACTCAGCGGCTTATCCCAATCTAGCATCTTTGCTATTTGTTCGTCTGGTAGGTCTACTGAATACATTTGGCCGCTTGCTGATTTAGGAGAAAGTTTGTCAACCGCATCAGCCAATGCGTTATAAGTCCTTCCATATTTAGAAGTCCTTATTTCCTGAGAAATTTCTGATGAAGGTTTGCCCATTATTAAGTCGCGCACAACTTCATTTGCTTTAGCGCGATAAGCAGACTCTAAATTTTTTGGTATGTCTCCAGATTGCTTAAATAATTCATCGACTAAATCCGACGATCTAATAACACCTTTTGATGTGTCATACATATTCGCAGAAGTACTTGCTTTGTACTGCCCAGCAACATTAGGACTTTCAGCAAAGTACAACCCATGCCCGTAAGCCTGTGCTCCCTCGCCCGTTCCGATCTTACTTGCGTCAAACTTACTAAACCTATGCGGAGAACCGTGAAACACAGTAAGCGGACTCAGCAAACTTCCTGCTCGCTGTGCGCTTGCCATCGTAGAAGCAGCAGCAAAGGGTAATACCGACCCGTACAGTTGACTAGCAACACTTGCCTGCTCGCCTAGTCTGTAAGCATCAGACATCTGCTGTGCTTGTGGATCCATTACCGAATACGTCGGTTGTCTACCTGTAAACCCTAGTAGACCCTGTGCTACAGGACTCGTCTGCCCGTACCCTGGAAGCGAACTAACACCTCTCGGCAACTGCTCCGGCAACGGAGGCAGGAACTTCTCTTCGTCCAGCAGACCCTTTCTGCGCTTCACTTCTTGTTCCTCGCCGAGATCGCCTTTGCTTTTGACCTTGCATCTTCCTTACTGCTCGCACCCCATGCCTTCAGACTTAAAAGAAGTCTAGTAGGGCTACCATCAGGCTTACGCTCTGGCCCTGGCATGTTACCCATCCTCGCTAGGAAAGACGCTCTACGCGGGTTATCACCGCTTTTAACAGGAGCCTTCAAGTTAGAGCCAGGGTTAGCAGCCTCGTAGGACTTTCTGCCCTTCTCGTTCAGGCCACCCTTAGCGTTCTTACCCTCTTTGCGAGTCCAAGCTGCAGTCATTTCTTAGCCGTTTTAGCTGATTCTTTGAAAGCCTTAGCCGTAGGTGCGCCAGGACTCCCAGGCTTACGCATACGCTCAGGAGTCTTGCCAGCAGCCTTCTGTTTCTCTATACGCTCGCGTTTAGCGTGGATATTTGCGTACAAGCCTTTCATTTTTTCCTAGCCTTTCCTGCCTCAGATAAGGCAATAGCGATAGCCTGCTTAGGGTTCGTTACCTCTGGGCCTTTCTTGCTTCCAGAATGCAACTTACCCTTTTTGAACTCAGTCATCACTTTCGAGATCTTCTTCTCCGCCTTCTTCATCGCCCATCTCCCAAGAAGCGCAAGACTTGTCCGGCGCACACATAAAGTCCCACTGATGACAATAACCAACACCCTCTGGCAGGCAATCTTCCATGTCCATGTCGAAGTATTCGCAATTACCGCAACGCCTTTCCTTGGCCTGACTCGCAGAGATGCGCCACTTTGCGCCTAAGTCTCTCCAGAATTGCGTATCACCCTCTCGCTCAGGGCCATACATTGCCTTCTCTTTTGCGATTGCTTTGTTTTCTTCGTTCAAGGCCTCGTCTTGCGTGGGAAGCGGACAACTCTCGTCCGTTTCTTCCTTGATGACAATCATGACCTTCGGGGAAAGCAAGCCTTTCATTTTTTGGCCTTTTGTGGTTGCAAAGGAATGCCTACTTTCCGGTCGTACCTAATGGGTACAGGAGGCACTTTCATTCGGTAGGGAGACGGTAATGCTTTGCTATCCCTGGTTCGTTTTTCCACAGCCATTTCGCTGCCTCCTTGAGATTCTTTGAGTCGTCCTTGCCCACCGTCTGACTGCCTGCGTGGTGAACGTAACTCCTTGAAACAAAATGCTTAAAGTCACATACCGTAAGTGTATGACAAAAGACGTTATCTGAAAACCAGTTGATGGGAGGAAACCTGACCGCTTGGAAGGCTTCCTTCGTGATGTAAGCAAAGATCGGCGCAATTACGCCCGTCTCTTTGATTGTCTGTTCTTCAGCCCACTTTAACCCATTTCTAGCCCCACCCTCGAAACGGATGTTCTGCGCCTCTAAAATGTAATCAGACCTTGCACCTAAAACACCGATCTTATGCCCTGCCTTCTCAAGATGATTAGCATCCTCAAGTAGAAGTCTATAAGAATCCGGAGTCAGGCAGATGTCGTCGTTGGCAATGATGACTGCATCGTGGTGCTGGAAGGCATCGTCCATGATCCGGTTGTAGGCATCCCCAAATGAACCCGCCGAGTTGAGTAGCCAGCGATAAATTCGTTCGTCCATTGTCTCGGCCCGACTCGACAGATATATCGACGCTTCTTTGGCGTAAAGTTTGATTGACGACAACGTGATTTCAAGACTTGGACTCCCTACCGTACAAATGAGTATCGGAACTTTTTTCATATTCGTGCATCCTATGGTGGGCTACCACCTGAAAGTATTTGTTGGTCATGAGGTTTTCTGTACACACATTGACCTCTAGTCCGTTTCTGTCAGCAATGATCGGAAACGACAGTTGATCCTGGAGCGTCCACTTCATCATTTCGATCCACCAATCCTGATTCGCCTTGGGATTGATGTAGCTCCGTTTCCAACATAAAACCCCTGCTGCAATAAGACCAGCATCCTCCGGCCATCCCTGTTCCCGATAGTGCTCGACCTGAGCAAGAATAGGCTGATCTCGATACTTCACCATATCCCAGCACTCTCCGGCCTCCTGGTAAATACAAGTCCTCCAGGGGTGATGAAATGCGGCCATCGTATCTCCAGCTTGGTCGATCATGTAAGCCACAAACTCAGGACTCGTGATTCTTATCGATCCATCTACCCAGATCACATAGTCCTCGGAGAACTCTAGTTTGTCTGGAAACACCTTAAACCACTTCGCATCCATGCGCGGATCTGAGAAGCGTCTGCTCGTGATGACTTGCTGCCATCCATGCGGCTCTCTAGCACCGTCCAGGATCGCATAAAACGCCGTAGGAACGCTTTGTCTGACCGCATAGTGCAACGGGTCATAGTTCCCAAAGATCGCGGTGTAAACGGCTGCTTTCATACAAAAAAATGCCCAACACACAGTCGGGCAAAAGAGGGGAAGGAGCCAGCTTTCATTTTAGCCCGAACCTGATCTCTTTGAGAATCTCTTCTGCTTGCAGTCTGAGATCTATCGCTTTCCTGTGAAGTTCTATGGAAAGGTTGACGATAGCTAATGCTCGCTGCTCTAGCGCACTGGTTGACTGCGCCTGCTCGATGATGTCTTGTGCAGCACTCATGGCTGCCGCTTCGTGTAAGTTCATGCGACCCTCAAATTGAAAGGATTACGAAAGAAACTCATATCTACTTCTTCTTGCTCTACAACAGGCTTGGACTTCTTCTTAGGCCTAGAAACCTTCTTGACCTCGTATTCGTCCTTGACCCATTCCCAAACACGTTCCTTTGCGTAGACATTGATTTGAATAGTTGTCTTTATACATCCTTTTCTCAACAGAGAATTTAGGCAGTTGACCGCCGTTTGTTTGTCGATTTTAGTCTGTAGCCTCACTGACTTTAGGTCAGCTGGTGTCTTACGTTTTCTTAGGTAAGTGAGAATCTTCTTTTGCTCGTCAGTCATTTTCTTCCTCGCCGTATCTCAACGTCCATTCCCCGCTACGCAACATCAACTCAAGCCTAGCCATTGCGTTCCAAGCGACATGCGCTGCGTGTAGCAATTGCGTGTCTTTATCGTACCCGTCGTTATTCTCCGAAAGAATGTGTCTGTACATGGCATTGGTATAGCGTTGTTCTCCTTGCTCAACAGCCAGCCAACCGCCGTACGAATACTTCTTAGCACCGTACTCACCAACGGCTATGACAGCGTTCAATGCCCTAAACATATCCTCAAACACCAATGACGGTCTTGGTTTTTCTGCATCTAACTTAGCTCCAGGAGCGTGTTGATTGAGACCTTTAGGATCTCTTTCTTTCATGTTGTGATCGCCACTCATGCTATTCCCTTTATAAGTAATTCCTTGATTTCGCCTTGCACCTTCGGTAACGGAGCCCAAGCCAGAGCCCAATCTTCCCAAGTACCGACTATGCACACACCACCAGGATTCAACAGCAGCATCTTGACACCTCGTGGTGGCGATTGATCGGATGGTCTCCTCCACACAGCCTCGCCTGCAAGATAGGTTTTCAAGCGTTCTTCTCCTTTAGCTTAGCTTCGATGGCTCGGGCGTAGCTGATGTCATCGGTCTTGTGTGCAGACGCAGCGCACTCACCACAAATGATTGCAACCTCATCATCCGTCAGCCCAACCCATTCTCGCTCTGTCTCCAGTGCTTGGCGTAGTGCTTGAGCGGCAATATTCAGCGACCCAACAGCGGCAATACCACCACGGGCATAAACCGCTTCCCCTGCGTTTTCCAACGCCTCAAGCGCCTGCTTCATAGCTTCTCTGCTCATGTGTTCTTCTCCTTTAGCTTGGCTTC